AGAAATGTAGGTGCAGGTGGTGCAGGTGGCGGTGGCCGTGGCGGGGCATATTCTTCAGTAAACGGTGGCCCGCAAAATTCAGATTTACCAGCACTTGCTGGCACAACTAACACTGGATCTGGTGGTGGTGGCGGAGGTCTTGATCCCAACAATGCTGGAATGATGGGCGCATCTGGCGGATCTGGTGTAGTAATTATTAGATATTTGACTGGGAGTTAACAAATGGCACACTTTGCAAAAATAGAAAACGGAATCGTAACACAAGTAATTGTAGCTGAGCCAGATTTCTTTGACAGTTTTATAGATTCTTCACCAGGTGAATGGATTCAAACTTCGTACAACACACGAGGCGGAATCCATTACCAACAAACTGAAAATGGAATCATTGAATCCGAAGATCAGAGTAAATCTTTAAGAAAAAACTTTGCGTGTAAAGGTTATACATATGATAAGGAATTAGACGTATTCATACCACCTAAACCGTTCCACAGTTGGAATTTAAATACTAGTACTTGTTTTTGGGAACCACCAACCCCTAAACCTAGTGACGAAAATGATTACACTTGGAACGAAGAAACACAGTCCTGGGATCAAGTAACCTGAATCGATAAATAAGTGTAATAACGATAGGATTATTACACAATGGCAGTTAACTTTCCCAGTAACCCAACCGACGGCGATATTCATAATGAAAAAGGTCGCCGTTGGTTCTATGACAGCACCAGTGGTGCCTGGAAAAGTCTTGTCAATAGTACAACTATTGACACAGACACATTAATTGAAGGCACTAATTTATTCTACACTGACACACGTGTAAACACTTATCTCACAACAAATAATTATGCTACGGAATCGTATGTAGACAGCGCAGTACAAGGCGTTGACAATACTGATGAAATTACTGAGGGTACAAACAACCTTTATTATACTGATGCCCGTGTACAAACTAAATTGGGCAATGTAAGTGGTGATATTATACCAGATACAGACGTTGCATATGACTTGGGTAGTGCATCAAATAAATTTCGTGATCTATATCTAAGTGGCAACAGTATACAACTAGGCACTAGACAAATTACACAGGATAACATTCCTGATGTTAATTTAAGCATTGCACCAGAAACACTTGAAATACAAGTAGATGCACCTGCATCTGGACAAGATACAGCCTGGTTGTGGACATGGGAACAAAGTACCCTTCCTTATGCACGTAGAACTATTACAAATTCTCCAGAAGTAAGTGTTCCTTTATACAAACAAGGTACATATACAGTAAACAACTACGCTGCGTACACAACTCATGGTAATATGACTCAGACACATAGTTTGTATTTGAAATGGTTAGACGGTTCAGGAACAGATAACCTTGTAAGTTGGGCTACTGATAATCCCAATAATCCAATAAGTGATACACACCCAGATATTAACGGAGGTAATGCTACTGATGTACAACGTATAAGTGTAAACGTACCAGCAACCGTAACACCACCTACTTTAACTAATCCTAGTGTAAGTTATACTGTTACAAACAATGCAAATGGCGCATATACTTTTAGCGGACCTGCAAGCGGAGACAACCCTAACCTAGGACCTGTATACAGAGGCGGTACATATACATTTAATGTTAGTGCAACTGGACATCCGTTTTATTTGACAACAGACAATGGAACTAATTTTAGTGCAGGTACATACTTTGGAGAGTACACAACTGGTGTTACAGGTTCAAGGTCAGATAGTGGTACTGTAACTTTTGTAGTACCAGCCGGTGCACCAGATACATTATATTACCAATGCGGCAACCATAGCAGTATGCGTGGAGCCATTACTATTAAAGACTTAGCAGTCGAAACAAACAATAACGGAAACTATGTAGTATACTTCCAGCACACACAAGAAGGACATAAGACTCCAGTAGAGATACGTCCTATCCCATCATTAGTTAATCAGATGTGTCTTGTATATGATGCAGGAACAAACAAGTTTGTACCACAAGACTTAGCAACTTATGTTGAAAACACACCTTCGTTCGAAAACAAAATTCGTGAAGTAGCAGGTACAGCAGAACTGGTTGTTGAAGATGGTAGCACTGTAGTTGCCAAGGTTAACGTATATGACGACAGTACATATCTACCACTAACAGGAAACAATGCTGGTGACCAAGCATTTGCTACAGACAATAATATCCTTTACATTTGGGACGGCACTGCTTGGCAACAAGCAGGTGCAAGCAACAGTGATGATTTAACAGAAGGTACAACAAATTTATTTTTAACAAATGAACGTGTAGATGACCGTGTTTCAAGTTTAGTAGTAGGTGGTAACAACATTACAGCAACATATGATGATGCCGCCGGAACATTAACATTAGATGGACAACCAGGTTATACTGATGCTGATGTAGACAATCTAATTGTAGGTGGAAATAACATTACAGCAACTTATGATGCAGTAGCAGGAACATTAACATTAGATGGACAACCAGGATATACTGACAGCGATGTAGGCACATATCTATCCAATAACGGATACGATACTTCTACAAATATTATTGCAACTATTACAGATAGCGCACCTGCTACACTTGATACTCTTAATGAGTTAGCCGCGGCATTGGGAGATGATCCTAATTTTGCCACCACAACTGCAAATAATATTGCAACAAAAGTAAGCAAAACTGGCGATACTATGACTGGAGATTTAGTTACTACTAGAGTACGCACATCACAACCGTTTTTTGTAAACAGTCAAACAGTAACAGAAGATTATACAATTGCAGTGGGAGACAGTGCAATGGCTGCGGGTCCAGTAACAATTGATAGTGGCGCAACTGTAACGATAAGTAGTGGAAGCAGGTGGGTAATAGTATAATGGCAAATTTAAGAATAAAAGGCGATACAAGCGGATATGTAGATCTAATAGCACCTGCAGTTGCAGGTGCGCAAACTATCAACCTGGACAGAGTTGTTGAAACTGATTCATCAGGAAAATTAATTATAAGTGGAAGAGTTGGCATATTAAATAATGCACCTGACATTCCAGGAACAAGCCATGACACTGTGGTAGTAGGTGATATAACATCTAATGCAACGGGTATTATATTGCAGGGTGCTGATAGTTCAGCAAACATGACTTATGGGTTTTATGATGGCAACGGAACAAGTGTTTCAGCAAGAATGTTATACAATACTGTAAGTCATACTATAGATTTTTATATAAAAGATCCTAGTACTACTAGCGAAAATATAATTTTAACAATAAAAGAAACTGGATTTGTTGGTATTGGAGCAACGAGTCCAACAAGAGATTTAGAAATAAGGAATAATAATCCAGGACAAAATACTGGTATTAAAATACATAATAATAGTTCATCACATGCAGCTATTATTGAATTAGAGGCTGGCCGAGGTACTGATGACCAAGACGTTAGTCAGATATTAACAGCTAACAATGGTAATAATATCACAAATATTAAGTCGCACAGACAAGGACCAGATGGTGGAGATTTACGATTTTTAACCAGTCCTTCTGGAAGTGGTGATTCACTCACAGAACGTATGCGTATTAGTGCAACTGGGCATATTAGTATGCCAGATCAACCTGGGTTTTATGCCTATGGTATGCCAACCATATCAAACGGATATGTTATTAATTTTCAAAATGTTAATTATAATGAAGGAAATTATTATAATAATAGTACAGGAACGTTTACAACTCCAATAGCTGGATATTATTTTATAAGCATAGGTATTTTATTTTCAACTGACGGACAAATGTATGTAAGTGACGGGTCTGGTGATTTTATTGGTGCAAATGCACGTGGCGGTGGCGGTACCGGTGCCAGTGACGGTACTAGTGCAACAGCTTCGGGAATTTTTTATATCCCAGCAAATAGGGCTATTAAAATACAATCCCCGACTGGTTCAGTTGCGCCCAGTACGCCAAGAAACTTTTTTACAATGAGATTGGTAGGATAAAACATGAGTACGTTAGCAGTAGAAAACATAAAACACGAAGATTCAGTTAATAATGCCATTGTATTAGATGTTAACGGAAATTTATCTATTGAAGGTATTGCAACTGTTAATAGAATAATTAATGCAACAGACAGTGCTGACCCATGGCTAAAAGGTGTAAACAGCAGTAATGCTGAAACTTCTTTTATTAAGCAAGATGGTACCGCATTTTTAAACGTAGGGTTAGGTATAGGAACAAAAACCCCAACAACTGGGTTAGAACTCAGCGGCCCAGGAAACACTACTAGAATTAAATTAATAAATGGTAGTGATCAAGTTAATTTTGGATTATGGGATGGGTCTAATTATAGACTGGAAGGAGACGGAAACAGGCCGTTATTTATTACAAGTTATAGTTCTGATAATGCTCCTATTAGATTTGGAATAAATGGAGGAACAAACGTTATAGTTTCGAATACTGGATCATTAGTTGTAGGTAATACTAGTTCAAATGAATCAGGAAGTATTAATCCGACAGATGCAGTTAAAATACAAAGTTATGGTCCAGTATCAATTCGTTCACCATCAGCTAATCATCAATTACGATTAGAATCAAGATCAGATTATGCACAAAATACTGAAGATAGTACAATATGGGTATCAGATAGTAATACTGGCGCTTTTACTGGTGCTGGTGCACATTTAGTATTTGAAGGCAGGCGAGCTGATCGTAATATGTACTTTAAAGTAGGTAACAGATCAACACCTAATCATATATTTGACTATTTTGGAAATGTTGGAATTAATACAACTAATGCAGTTAGTGGAACTGATGATATTAGTCTACATGTACATGGAAAAGAGAATCAAAGTGCTACTGTTAGAGTTACTGCGGATATAGCATCAAATAACCAGTACGGTAGTGGTATAGATTTAGTAGCACCAAAATTAAATAGTAGTCCATTTATTAGATTTTATGATACTGCTTCTAATGACATCAATGGTACAATTGTAGACGATTGTAATTGGGCAATAGGTGCTGATGATAGTGGCGTTAGTAGTTTTAAAATTGTTTATGGTGGAGCAAGTGGAACTAATCGTATTACTGACATACAGGGTGTTTCTGCAGCTTTAACTATTGACAATAATGAAATGACTACTTTAAATTTAAAAATGAGTGAAATCAGCGATCTATTTGGTGCTGCTAGTGTTGGTAGTAGTACTACTAATACTCATACTAGTCAGACTCCTGCTAAAGGAGGCTATATGGTGCATGCTTTTATAAGATACAAAGGCACCGCACCAGGTGGCGACCCTGACAGAGTAGTTATTGAAGCTAGAAAAAATGGAACTGCATTTGCAAGTGCAAATATATTGGAAAATGATAGCAATTTATCAGGTGCTAGTGGTAGCAGTACAGGATTAGATGACTTTGGTAGTTTTACTGCTGCTGTAGAATTAAATGGTAGTGATACCCTTTCTGTGGTATCATATACAACTGATCCTGGAGACCCAGGTGGCGCAGATTATGATTACAGAATATTAATATATAGGATAGGAGGATAAAATGCAAGACTATCAAATTAAATTTGAAGCAATAAGGCGCCTAGGTGTTGTAGGATACTCAATTGACGGTAAAACAAACGAAGTAACTTATAATAGTCCTGAGGATGCACCTAGTGATGCTGAACTACAATCTAAAATAGAAGAAATTAAAAGTGCATTGCCTATATCAAAATTGAGAAATTCAAGAAATAGAAGATTACAAGAAACTGATTGGACTCAATTAGGGGATATTCCAGCAGATACAAAATCTGCCTGGCAAGCATATAGACAGGCATTGAGAGATATCACAAATACTTACAGTAGTTTAGATGATGTCGTATGGCCTACAAAACCGGAGTAACACATGTCATTAGTTTTAGATGGAGATACAGGGATTGTTGGAGTATTACTTACTGATGGTAATGGTAATGTAATTTTTGATACAAATACTCTTTATGTTGATGCACCAAACAATAAAGTTGGTATAGGTACAATTAACCCAAACAGAAAACTTGAAATTATCAGTGAAATTGATGGATCACCATTAAGAATACAAGGAAACAGCTCTGTTACACAAATGGAATTTGCAGTATCCGGTGGCACTGTAGAAGCTGGTATCGCATCTAGTGCCAACGAACTTGCATTCCGTGTTGGCTCCTCAAGTTCATCTTCTGAAAAAATGAGAATTACTTCTACTGGTAATGTCGGTATTGGTGAAACAAATCCTGAATATTCTTTAGATATGGGTATTGGTGAAACGATTCGACTCAGACACACTTCAAATAGCAGTGCAATTAGAGTAGGCGCAAGTGATTATGATGTCAATCTAATTAGATTTGATGGATCCTCTGGCCAGACTGATAATGCATATTATGGTGGTGCATTAAGGTATATGGGATCAAGAGCCAGTGATGCTAATTCACTGTCTGTTTTTATGGATAATTCTCTTGGTACTGAAGTTGAAGCAATGACATTTTTGCAAAATGGATATGTAGGTATTGGTACATCTAATCCACAAAATAATTTACATATTCAAAAATCTAGTGGAAGTGATACTCCGGGCACAGGACATATAAAATTTTCAGTTGCAGATGATGGTGGCCCGGGTTGGATTTTTCGTGTTAGTGATACAGCTGATGACGGTGATTTTCATATAGATCGCCAGTTTAACGGAAGTTTTTATAGTTCTTTACGTATTGATAGGGAAACTGGGGTAATGTTTGGTTCTTTATATTGTAGTGAATACAGTGAGAATGAAGGAAGTGTAAGCATTGGTAGTTCTACTGTAAATACTATTTTTAATAACACCCCTCCTGCAGGAACCTATATTATAAATGCATACTTGAGATACAAAGGTACCGCACCAAGTGGCGACCCTGATCAATGTAGAATAAATGTTAGGAAAAATAGTACAAATCAAGCAAGTGCTGATATTTTAAGAAACGATAGCAATATATCAGGTGCTAGTGGTAGCAGTACAGGATTAGACGATTATGGCAATGTAGTTTGTGCAATTCATGTAAATGGTACAGACACAATTAATGTACAAACTTATACAACTGATCCCGGTGACCCAGGCGGTGCAGATTGTGATTGGGGAGTACAAGTGTATCGTATAGGCGGTTAATCGATAAATAAGTGTAATAACAACGGGATTATTACACATGAGCCGCAACCTTGAATTAGCACAACTTGCCAAAAGTTTAACTGTAGACGCAACAGGCACCATTACGGATTTAAATATTGATACCACTGCAATTGAAGAATTGCCGGATATCAATCTTAACATTGCACCTGAAGTACTTGAGATACAAGTAGATGCACCTGATGTTGGGCAAGATACAATGTGGAAATGGACATGGGAACAAAGTACCCTGCCATATGCCAGACGTACTATTACTAATTCCAACGAACTAAATGTACCCTTGTACAAAGAAGGTACATATGTGGTCAATAACTTTGCTGCATACGACATACATGCCAACATGACACAAACACACAGTTTGTATTTGAAGTGGGTTGATGGAGCAGGCACAGACAACTTGGTTAGTTGGGCAACCAGTGCAGGTCCGATCAGCGATAGTCACCCAGATATAAATGGCGGCAATGCCACAGATGTACAACGAATTAGTGTAAACGTACCCAGTACAGTTACTCCTCCCAGTTTAACCAATCCCAGTGTAGCATACACCGTTGTAAACAACGGTAGCGGTGGATACACATTCAGTGGTAGTGCAAAAGGCGACAATCCAAACCTAGGACCTTTTTATCGTGGTGGTACTTACACCATTAATATTACGGCAACTGGACATCCATTCTACTTTACAACTGATAACGGCACCAACTTTAGTGCTGGAACATACTTTGGTGAATACACCAGTGGTGTAACTGGATCACGTAATGAAACAGGCAGTATAACATTTACTGTTCCTGCTGGTGCACCTGATACATTATATTACCAGTGCGGCAATCACAGCGCAATGCGTGGAGAGATTACTGTAAAAGATTTAGCTGTTGAAACAAATATCAACGGCAACTATGTGGTGTACTTTCAACACACACAAGAAGGACATCGCACACCAGTAGAGCTTCGTCCAATTCCAAGTTTAGTTAACCAGATGTGTCTTGTTTATGACAGCACTAGTGGTAAATTTGTACCACAAGATTTGGCTACATATGTGGAAAACACGCCCAGTTTTGAGAACAAGATACGTGAAGTAGCAGGTACAGCAGAATTAGTTGTAGAAGATGGTAGTGCCGTAATTGCTAAAGTTAATGTGTATGACGACAGCACCTACTTACCACTAACAGGAAATAACCCAGGGGACCAGGCGTTTGCTACTGATACTGACATCCTATATATTTGGGATGGAAGTGCTTGGCAACAAGCAGGCGCAGCAAATAGTGATGACCTCACTGAAGGCACTACTAATTTATTCTTTACAGATGCACGTGCAGATGCCCGAGCAGATGCACGTATTACGGCGAGTGATACAGATGCACTAAGTGAAGGTAGTACAAATTTATATTATACAAATACTAGAGTAGCAAGTTATCTTAGTAGCAACGATTATGATACTGCTACCAATATCGTAGCTTCAATTACAGATTCAGCGCCAGGTACACTGGATACACTGAATGAATTAGCCGCGGCATTAGGAGATGACCCTAATTTTGCTACTACAACAGCAAACAACATTGCCGCAAAACTACCACTAGCAGGTGGTATAATGACTGGTGACATCAATTTCGGTGACAATAACAAAGCCATATTTGGTGCTGATTCTGATCTTCAGATTTATCATGATGGCACTAGCGGTAACACTTATATTGATGAAACGGGTAGTGGCGGTTTATTTCTGAGGGACAATAATGCGGTTGCTCTAAAAAGATTAAGTGATAGTGCAAATATGGTGGTTGGCCGTGCAGGTGCTGAAGTGGAACTATATTACAACGGTGATGAAAAGTTATCCACAACAGCAACAGGCGTAGATATTACTGGTACTATCACCAGCGATGGGCTGACTATACAAAGTAACAATTATTTAGATATTCACGATGCTGACAATCATGTTTCTGGTAGATTGCGTAATGTTTCTGGTAGTAATAACGCACTAGCTATTGAAGCTGACCCTAACAATTCTGCAAGTGACTCGTTTATAAACTTTAAAATAGACACTAGTGAAAAAATGCGCATAGAAAGTGGTGGTCACGTTGGTATTGGTACAAATAACCCAGCCGTGCGGCTAGAAATAAAAGATAATGATACGTGGGATACAACTAATTTTACAAGTTCAAATACTGTTGGCTCTGGGTTTACATTAGCCGCAACAAACACTGGAGTTAGATGGAGTGTTATTGCTCAAGGTACCACAGGGGGAGGTAATGATAATAATTTAGGATATCATCTAACAAACGCTGGTACAAGTGGAGAGTCTGCTGGTTATAAATTTGTTATGACTCCCAGTGGTCGTTTAGGTATCGGAACATCTTCTCCAAGTGAAAAATTACATGTACAGGGTGATGGAGCAGACATTCTACTTACTGATGCTGCAAGTGGTCAGATGGCTAAATTAGGGTCATCAGGATCAAACGACGGGCTTCTTGAGTTAAATAATTCATCACATACTAGAACAATTCTTTTAAATAGCTCAGGCGACTCTTTTATTAATGCAGGTAACTTTGGTATCGGTGCACCATCACCTTCTTTTAAACTAGATGTCAAAGTTGGAAGCGGTGCAGGTGGTGCTGGTCGTATACAACAACAAGCAGTAACAAATAGTGTGGCTGCGACCAATGGTGTATTTGTGGTTGAAGGAACAGAAGGGCAAATACAAGTTATGGCTGAAGATAGCGGTAGCTGGGCAAGTAATATTACACTATCTAATGTTCCTTCAAGTGGTGCTAATAAACATTGGACAATGCACCACACACCAGTAACGCATCCAACAATATCTAATGCACTACAGTTTAATTATTTGGCAACAAACACTCCAGGGAGTATAGGTGGTGACGGCACAGGAGCAGATTCCGAAGCTAAATTTACAATTACTAATACTGGTAAGATTGGTATAGGTACAGAAACACCTGGAAGTAAATTAACTGTTGTGAGCGAACAAAGTAGGAACAACGGCGGTAGTGTAAAGATTGGTAGACGAAATATTACAGGAGGTTTATTCCTACATTCTGATGCATCAACTTCATCACATTATAACTGGATGATTACCACTCAAGACACAGTAAACCAAGGGTTTGAAATAATACCTTCCAGTGCACCTGGTAATATAGAATTTAGTAATCCAGCCTTTGTTATTACAGGAGATAATCGTAATGTTGGTATTGGAACATCTGGCCCCCTCACAGATTTACACATTGAAACTACAAACAATGCTAAAACAGGAACTAATGTTGATGTATCAGGTATAACACTAAAAATACATAATCCAGCAAATGATACTGGAGAAGCTGTAGGTATAGGTTTTGGATTATCCGACGACTTACCAAATGTCGGTGCGGCAATTATCCATGATAGAGTTGCTGCAGAAAGTCAAGGAGGATTACATTTTGCTACAAAAGGTGCTCCCCAATCAGCTGGGGATATACCTATACGTATGACAATAGATAAAGCTGGTGATGTGGGTATTGGAACTCTTTCTCCGGATGCAAAATTAGATGTTAGAACTGATCAATCATATTTAAATGGAGCATCTTATACCAGTACACAGACATTGCCTAATCCAGTTAACTTAACACTTAAAAATTCTTCTTCAGGTGGATCCAGAATGGATTTTGGTAATAGTACTAGTGATACTATGGCTGTAATACAAACTGTTATCAGAGATCAAGGTGGTGGTAGTTTTAATGATGCAGATTTAAGATTTTCCACCACACAAGACGGTGTACTGACCGATCGATTAAATATTGCAAGAAATAGTGTTGAAGTGCAAAATGGATTACTAAGATTAGCAAATTTATCCAGTGCCCCTACACCGGACGGATCTTCAGTAGGGGGTATGTATTATAATACAGTTGATAAAATTGTATACCATTGGAATGGTGCAAAATGGGTATCCATGTCTAACGTATATTCTGCCAGTGGTGGTACTGAAAGTACTGCAACCATAAGTGGTGTACTATATAAATTTCATGTATACACAAGTTCAGGCACTTTTGTTTCAGAAACAAGTGGCTCTGTAGATATATTTTTAGCTGCTGGTGGCGGTGGTGGTGGCGCCGATAACGGTGCTGGCGGTGGTGCTGGAGGTTTTATTCAATTATTAAATCATGGTGTGAACCCACAGAGCTATTCAATTGTTA